AGGAGCAACTATGAACACAGAAAAAGTAGACTGGTTTAGAGATGAGATAAAAAAGACACGCTACAGGGATAGGATTAGTCGAGTTGAGGACATTGACGATTATCTGAGAAGGAATCACAAGGTTTTACAGATTCCCTCTTTCCAGTACAAAGAACACACATTTGAGCCTACCAGATTAGTTCTTCAGACGTTGCGTAGTATAATTAAGTTCCACTCTTCGTACATTTGTGGAACTCCTTGTTCTATAACCGGCGATAAGGAATTTGTATCTTTGTTGAACACTATTTATAAAAGAGGTGGGTACACAAAAACAGACTTGGAAATAGCGAAAGACCTGATTACATATGGTGACACATTTGAGTATGTGTATCTGGATGGAGATAAGATTAAGTCAAAGCTCATCAGAAATAAAGACTCTTATCCCCTGTATGATTCTTTTGGGAATTATACCCATTTTGTTGAATATTGGAAGGATGAAGATACCAGAGCAGACCATTATGTTGTGTATTATCCAGAGAAAGTGGAAATTTATGAGAATAGCACACTGATTGACACTAAGCCAAACCTTACAGGACTTCCCATTTGGTACAGTGCTATGGATAAATCAAAGTATGATAAATTTGGTGATCCGTTCCCTCTTGACCTTATGGGGATTATGGATACAATCGAGTCACTATTATCGAAGTTGGACACGGCAGTGCTTACACTATCTTTGTCCCCTATTGGTATTATTTCTGGTCAAAGATTTGATAGTAGTATACCACGGGACATGGTTGGTGCAGTTCTCAACATTGACGAAGGTGGAAGTTTTAGTTGGGCGAATGCTCAGATGGATAGAGAGTCAATTAAGCTGGAACTGGATTATGTGATACAACAGTTTTATGCTATTGCGTGTGTTCCAGCTTCAATCATGGGACAATCTAATGTGGCGAATGTTTCAGAGACTTCAATTACAATGCTTTACCAACAGTGTGATAATTTCGCACGACAATATATTGCGTCCATGAAAGAAGGTTTTGAGAAACGATTGGAATATATCCGAAAACTAATGGAGTATAATGGACAGACTGTATCGGATGAAGTGTTTGACAGTGTAAACTTCTCCTTTAATGTTGCAAGACCTGTTGACAATGCAGCGGATATGGCGAATATGGAGATTCAGTATAATTGTGGTGCAATTTCCAAACAAACTATTATTGATCGTTCACCTTATACTACGGATACCGCATTGGAACTGAAGCGTATCGAGGACGAAGCAAAGGTTAATGGTGAGTCTGAAGAAGAGACAGATGATCCACTAGAAATTGTGACAAGTACCAAAACTGAAGAAGTAATAATTGACGATAAGGCAGATTAACCCCTTATTCATTTTGTGGAGTAACAAAACGTTACCCCATATTTTTTTGAGAAAACATAGAAAGTGAGGATCAGAATTATATGTATCCATTTTATCAGTTAATTCAAATAGTAGAGCTGCCGGAAAACGGCGGTAATAAGTATGCAGTAAGATTCCTGGCACAGATGGAGTATTTTGATTATGATTTCATGTGCAAGAATGCCCTGAAGGAATTTCTGTTTACAAATAAATACGACAGCGGAGAATATCTCATTATCCGTGATAATGAAGAGTATGGTGATATTTATGTAACCGAAGCAGTCTGTATCTATCGGTGCAAGGACAAAGGAAGTTATGTTGATTTTAAGATCGCCGGTGAAGAGTGGAAGAATCTGGTAAAAGAAGTTCTGGAAAAGTCCCCTATTATCAAACCATCTCTTCAAATTCAGACTATGCACAAATTATCAGTGCCAAAGATTATACCAGAATAAATATATGGGTATCGGTGAAATGCCGGTACCCTGATTATATTCAGATACGATTCCATCATGCAGTTTTTAATGGCTTTTGTCATTGCCAGACCTCATTCTTCATGTATGGTGGGATCATATGTGGATATAATAAAAGGGAGACACAAATTTGCATCCCCCTTACACTTGACTTTTGGCGGTCAAATGTTATAATCAAGTTAGAAAAGCAATCAAGAGATATTGGCGTGTCTAATGGTTGCTTCTTTCCGAATAAACAAGTTATAAGGTTACAAAGCAAAACAACACGGGCTATCCCCTACGGCAATAGGGAATAGCCTTTTTGCTATTTGCGGTGGTTATCTAAATAGGTCAATGCCGTAAAGATAACCAATAAAAGTGTCAATACTTCCATTGTATTCATGGCATTACCCCCTTTCCGTTTCTGGAAGGGTACAACCACCAGACTATCCCTATCACGTTCTAACCTGATAAGGGAATTATAGCATAATTTGTCAATAATTGCCAGATAAACTCTGTTGACATAGGAGAACAAAAGTTCTATAATAAATGTGTTGGAGAATTAGTGTTATATGAACGGCGATGGCGCACTTGCAGAGGATATGACCCATTAAATATGATGGGTTCTATCCCCTGTACACTGTACAAAAGATTAAGATGGTAAGATCCTTTTGGGACATTCCATACATACACACTTTTTTATGAGAGTATGCAGCGTGAGTTGTGTACTCTTTTTATTATCCCCATATTTTATATTGAAATTTTAGAAAAATGAAAATGAAAAATGCTCTGTGAGCCGTTTTCGTGAAGTCCGATGTGGAATTATCAAGGTTGACTTTCTGAAAATCGCTCTGAGAGCTTTTATTTCACGGTCGAAATGACCGTAGATAAGTCGAAAAGATGACCGTGAGGATTAGAGCCGGATTTTTAGGTTGTATTCACGGCGGATTTTATCGCAGTGACAAAGGGAGTCATGAAACGTGACATCCTTAGATTCAATCTAGGCTTGCACTGGAAAATTAACCCCATATCTGAAAAAATGTGATCAGAAAAACTTTCATGGAAAATTCTTGTATTTGAGTCTTAGATTTGAATATTATTTCACTACACAATTTTGTGGAGTCAGATGTGATCATAATTCTCGTTATGCAGCGTCCCCAGATTTGGTGACGGTTGTCCATTTGGTGACAACTGATATAGTATGGCAGCGTTCCCTGATTTGGAAATGCTCTAGGGCTAAGTTAAACTTAGGGGGTATGCCGGAAAGACTTAGAAAATGGAAAAGTGAGAATTGTGATCAGTGATGTGAATGTGTATCCTGTGGGGATTTTTGTACAGTATTCTTAGGATTTTAGGGGATGGGTACTGTGTTTTGCAGTAGTACATTCTGTTCATTTCTAAAATGAGGAATTGCTTAAAATTACCACTGGGATTCTGTGTATATTCTGGCGTTGTGGAATGTCGGAACGTACAGTAAAATAAGGGTAAATTGTGTTCTGGTAAATTTTGGGAACGGGTTTGGTGTGGATTAGCTGACATAACATAGAAAAAATCGCGCGCATAAAAGATTTAGCAAGATGCTAAAAATTTTTGAGATTTCACGGAATCATGTTCTTGTGATTCTGGCGAAAAAGCAGAGTGATACCGGGATGAAAAGCGGACGTATAGCACCGATTTCTTCAGATCGTTCAGATGATAGCATGAAGGACAGGAACACGGCTGCATACTGGGACAGGAACACGGCTTTGCACAGAATGAATAATATTAATGAATATTCAATTAATATGCAAAAAAGAAAGCACCCACCTTTTACAGTGAGTGCCTTTTTATTGGCTTCTTTATTCAAAATAGTTGATTTCTGAAGTAAGTTTCTTTTTAGATTCTTCAGAACTTGATACATAAAATCTCATTGTGGTTTCTACAGATGAGTGACCAGCTATTTCCTGTAAAGACTTTATGTCCTGAAGATTATCACATTTCTTTGCAAGATTAGTTAGATATTGATGGCGTAGCATATGCGGATATACATTCAATCCTTTTTGTGACCCTAACCGATGTATTAATTTATAGATTCCATTGGCGGTCAGTGTGCCACGATTACCGATAAAAACCTTTTGGGAATCAGATACAGGTCTGTGTGCTATCCATTCACGGAGCAGAGCTTTATATTCGCCGGAGATAGGCACTTCTCTGTATTTGTCGCCTTTACCACTTCTGATAATGATATAAGTGTTTTTTGTACTGTCCAGATTGACTATATCTGATAATTCAAGGTCAATAACTTCTGATTCTCTCATTCCAGTATTTAATATGGTTTGAACAATTACACGATGTAAAAGATTAGCATTACCTTCTGTATATTTCAAAAACTGGAATAAATCTTGTTTGTTCAGAACTTCTACTTTAGGGGAAACCTTGCCTTTCTTCTTCTCAACTTTAATGAGTTCATTTCCATATACGACATGAAGGAAATTACAAAAATTCTGTATCGCTGCAAGTTTGGTATTGATAGTTGAAAGGGATGCTTTCTGCACTGTATCAATGTATGACCTGTAGGCTTTTACTTCTACAGGTGTGAGTGATCCGCTGAAGCTCTCTCCGCTGGTATCTTCTAACCATGTCAGGAACATTGAAATATTGTGCAAGTAACTTTTTGCAGTGTTTTCACTTTTTCCAATTCTTTCCAGTTCGTCTGCATATGCTTTCAAGATTTCTTCTTTCTTCATAATAAAACCGCCTTTCTTTATTAGATTGTCCAGATTTCTATATTCAAAGTATAACAGAGTGGAAAAAGCGTGTCAATATAATTTGTAAATATAATATGAATTATATGGACAAAATGGAATAATTCTATAAAATAACGGGGTGTAATTCCATGATATAGAGCTTGTTTTTTGTCCATATAATTATTTTACGGGATTTTATAACATGATTTCTGACACTATGACCGGCAGAGATACCAGGACAAAAAAAGAGAACCGGCTAACATGGTGTTAGTTCCAGCTCTCTGATCTGTTTTAATGATAAATGTTTTTTGTCTTTTTTGATACAACTTGCAATTCTGCATCAAGTATGTTTATTACTTTTTCAAACTCTGCCAGTGTGAAACTGTTTCGTGACAGTTTATTCCTAACTGATTGTGGTTGAATACCTAACAGTTCCGCTAATTGGTTTATATTGGTATCTGACTCTAACATAAGCTGCTTAATAACTTGTGATCCGTTCATATATAACCGCCTTTCA